ATTTGTAAGGCCGGAACATATGAAGCGGATACTTTTTTCAATCTAGTGATATCTGTTTTAAAACATAGGTTTTGGCATTTAAGGACACATGGTAAATGGATGGATTAAATGAATAAAATAAAACAATTTATAGCATATTTAAGCCTAATACAATCCTATAGGCTAAAATGTATGGAAAAATCAGGGAGGGGATATTAATGGAGGCTATGCTAAAATATAACCTAAAGGATGAAATAGATAGGGAAATGTATTTAGATGTATCTATGGCAACTGGCATGAAAGCAGTATTAAAAGAAATGAATAGATATCTAAAAAATAAGTTAAAACATGATGATCTATCTGAAGAAGCATATAAGCACATAGAAGAAGTGCAACAATGCTTAAATGAGGCTTTATATGACCACAAAATCATATTAAATTATTGATAATCATATAGTTGCATAGTGTTTTCTCCTTTGTTTCTACTTAGGAGTTTTTAGTGTTTAGTTATAAAAATTACCCTATATTTCTATATGGGGTTTTTTTATATAAAAGTTTTGCAGATTAAAATAAAGTAGTATATTTGATAAAATAATAAACAATGACAAACTTAAACATTAATCTATCAGAATTAGGAAGAATTTATTTAGCATTATTACATAGAATACAACATTTAGAAGAAGTAATAATACCTAAGTTAATGGATAGTGAATTAAAAGAGATTTATATTAGAGAATTAGATGATTTAAAACATTTATCAGAGAAAATCTGGAAATAACAAACTACAGCGTAAAAGTTAGAGCCTTCAGAAATGGAGGCTTTTTTATTTGATACAAATATCATACTCATAAATAAAATAAGTGATATTATAAAGTTATTTATCATAAAGATATAAACCTATATATATTTATATGATAAGGTTTATTAGTTTTACATCATGCATCTTTCTACAGAAGAATTAAAGGAATTGGCTCTAAAGGCAATTAACGAAGAAGATTGCGTAACTTTTGATGAAGTTTGCCTGTATTTGCCAGTTTCTAGGGGTACATTCTATAATCACGAATTAGACAAATTACACGAAATAAAAGAGGCTATAACAGCTAAGAAGGTACAATTAAAGAAGAAACTAAGAAGGAACTGGAGAAACTCAGATAATGCAGTTTTACAGATAGCTGAGTTTAAATTAATGGCTACTGAGGATGAAAGAGATGCATTAACTCAAAGTAAGGTTAAGAGTGAGAATAATCACACGATACAAGGCAAACCAACAATAGCAATAGATTTTATTGATGCAAACGCTGAAAGTAAAAGCGAATAGGACAGCAAAGAAAACTATAGAAGCTCTTTTACATAGTGATCGCAGGTATATAGTAAATGAAGGAGGATCAAGATCTGGTAAGACATTTGGCACTATTCAAATGCTTATCTATTATGCTGTTAATAATCCTAAAACTAGAATAACTGTAGTTAGCCATTCTTTGCCACATTTGAAGAAAGGAGCAATGAGGGATTTCCTAGATATTATGAATGAGTGGATGTGGTATGTAGAAGAAGAACATAATAAAACTGATGGAGTTTATAACTTTGATAATGGCAGTTATATAGAGTTCTATGGTCTAGAGGATGCTGCAAAAGCTAGGGGATCAGGTAGAGATATACTCTTTATTAATGAGGCTAATCTAATAGATAAAGCTTTATTTGACCAGTTAGACATGAGAACTACCTTAAAGGTTATTTTAGATCTAAATCCGGCAGATTTTGATTCATGGTGTTATAAAATAGCAGATTCAGACAATGCAGTAAAGATTCATTCTACTTATTTAGATAATCCTTTTTTATCAGATATACAGAAAAAAGTAATAGAATCATATAAAGATGCAGATGAAATGATGTGGAGAGTGTATGGATTAGGATTAAGAGGTACAAGTAGAGAACAGATTTATACACATTGGAAACTAGTAGCAGACATTCCTGAAGGAGAAATAGTATATGGATTAGATTTTGGCTTTAATGTTCCTACTGCTTTAGTTAGAATAACCTTTAATGAAAATGCTATATACGCTAAAGAGATAATATATAAAACAGGATTAACTACTACAGATTTAATCTATGCACTAAATGAGAATATTCATAGCAGACATGCAGAAATATTTGCAGATAGTGCAGAACCTAAAACAATAGAGGAAATATATAGAGCTGGATTAAATATAAAACCTTCAGATAAAGATGTAACTGAGGGAATTAGGAAAGTTAAGAGTATGCCATTTTATATTCATAAAGATAGTGTAAACTTAATTACTGAGATAAAGAAATATAAATGGAAAGTAGATAAAAATGATAAAGTATTAGATGAACCTGTAAAAGAAAATGATCACCTATTAGATGCTTTGAGATATGCAGTATTCACTAAGAGTAAACAATTAAATGCCAGTTGGCTAGTAATATAATGAAGTTATTTAACTTATTTAAAGGTCTGAATCCTACAAAGGTTATGGTAAATAACCAGCCTATAGTATTTGGTACTGCACCTATAGCCTCTTATAGTAAGGAGAAAAGTGTTCAAGAAGGTTATGCATCTAATGCAGATGTATATTCTATTATCAATTTATTAGCTAGAAAGGCAGCATCTATTCCCTGGTATGTTTATAGAAAGAATGGTGGCACTAAAGCAGAAATAAGCTTAAATAGATATAAGCAATTAACTAAAGGAATAGGACATGCAGGAGCATTTGAGAAAGCTATTATAGAGAGATCTAAAGCTCTTAGCGAAGATATTATAACAGATTCTCCTTTAGCTAAATTATTGAATAATCCTAATCCTAATCAAGGGCAAGATTCATTCTTTGAGAATTTATATGGATTCCGTTTCCTAACTGGAGAGGGTTTCATTTGGGGAAATGATGGGAATAGTGAGAGAGATAATGCACCATTTGTAGAGATGTATGTTTTACCATCTCAGTTAATGGAGCATTACCCTGATCCTAATGATATCTTTGCTATAGAAGGGTGGAAATTAATGTTTGGCACAGGATTAAATCTGAGCAAAGAAGAAGTATTACAGTGGAGATCATGGAATCCTAAAGGAGATGTATATACTAGAGATTACCTAAGAGGCTTTTCACCATTAGAAGCAGCCTATAAGACTTTAGTAATGGCTAATGAAGCTGAAACAGCAGGTTATTCTATGATGAAGAATGGAGGTGCTAAAGGTGCTTTAGTTCCTGAAGTTATTAATGGAATGACTCCTAATCTAACATTAGAACAGGCACAGGCAGTAAAGAACCATGTAAATGAGAATGTCAATAAGGCTATCAATAAGGGTAATATAGATGTATTTCAGACTCCATGGAAATACTTAGATTTCGGTTTATCTTCTGTAGATATGCAATTAATTGAAACACAGAAGATTACATTAGAGAAATTATGTAGAGTATTTGGAGTTCCTTCTATCTTATTTAACACAGATTCATCTAGTTATAATAACTATCAGAATGCATTAAGAGATTTAGTAACTAATACTATAGTTCCTGCTATCGGTTCATTAAGAGATGAAATGAATAGATGGTTAATTGGTAGAAATGGAAATGATAATGAATATATAGATTTTGATATTCAGGCATTACCAGAGTTACAATCAGACATATCTAAATTGGTAAATGGATTATCTCAGGCATCATGGCTAACTATGGATGAAAAGAGAATAGCATGTGGATATGAGCCTAAAGGTGGTGCATTTGATGAAGCCTATGTGAGTACAGGTTTAGTTCCTTTAGGTGAAATTAGTTTAACTGATAGCATGAATGATAATATTTTAGATGGAACTGGATTATAATATATGGGCAAAAGTAATGGAGAGGTTTCCTAAGTTAGAGAAAGAAAGAACATGCAGAATGGAAAGGGAAATGAGGCAAGAGGCTAGAATGAGTTATTATAATAGATTATATGAACAGTCAAGAAAGAGCGAAATATTGGAGGCAAAACATACGAATAACTAGACAACTAGAAAGAAAGTATAAGCCTGATATATTAAGAATCTTTAGAAAAACTGTTGATAAGTTCATTGAAAATCGGGATAGTGTAGAGTTGATGGATGAAGATTTAGTAAGAGTTTACTCTAAGATGTATAGAGAAACTATTATTAGATTTGGGAATGAGCAGTATAGAAGATTAAAGAGTACTAAGAATTTCGGTTTTAATGCTGAATGGGTTAGGGAAGTGAATGAATGGTTAGCAACTGAAGGTTTCAAGATGATTACTTCTGTAACTGGGAATATGAGGAATGTAATACTTAAAGTAATTAATGAGCAATTAGAGAAAGGAGTAGAAGAAGGATTAGGCATTAATCAAATAACTGAAAACATTATAAAAGCTCTAAAGGATTTGAAAGATTCACCAATAGCATCTTATATAGCAGAAAGAATAGTAAGGACTGAATTAAATAGAGCTGCTAATATAGGACATATGAAAGGAGCTGAAAAGGCTAATTTTGAGGTGTTAAAGATTTGGATAGCTGCATTAGATGAACGTACTAGAAGAATGCCTAGAGATCAATATTCTCATGTAGCTTTAGATGGACAGACTAGAGAATTAAATGAACCATTTAGGCAAATGGGAATGAATGGAGTAGAGGCAGTAGCTATGCAGCCTGGAGATCCTACAGCACCTGCTGGATTTACTATAAATTGTAGATGTACTATAGGATTTGAAGGTAAGAGAGATGCAAATGGTAGGTTAATACCTAAGAAAATAACAGGATAAAATGAACCATTACAAAGTAAAAAAGATACAACCTATTGATTATATACACGCTAATCAATTAGATTTCTTTGAAGGGAATGTAGTTAAGTATATAACTAGGTATAAAGAGAAAGGAGGTAAAGAAGATTTAGAGAAAGCGAAACACTATATTGATTTAATAATTAAATATAAATATGCCGATATATCAATGCAGTAATGGGAAATATAGAATAGGATCAGGTGAGTGCATCTATACTAATAGAAGTACTGCACAGAGAGCCTATGTAGCCTATTTAGCAGGTAGAAAGGCTAAGAAAGAGCAGACATATAATGATTATCCTGAAGCAGCAGTAAACAATGCTAAAAGGGCAATTAAATATAAAGAGGAAAATGGTAGTGATTGTGGTACTCCTGTAGGATGGACAAGGGCAAGACAGTTAGCTAATAAAGAGAATATAAGTAGAGATACTATAGCTAGAATGGCATCCTTCAAAAGACATCAACAATGGAAAGATGTTCCCTATGATGAAGGATGTGGAGGTTTAATGTGGGATGCATGGGGAGGAACAGAAGGAATAGAATGGGCAATTAGAAAATTAAATCAAATAGATAAGAAAATGATTTATAATTATAAAAACTTAGATCTACAGATTAAGGATGTAGATAAAAAACAGGGGATAGTATCTGGCTATTTCTCAGCATTTGATATGATAGATTCTGATGGGGATATTATCAGAAAGGGAGCATTTAGTAAGACTATTAATGAGATGTTTCCTAAAGGTCGAATTAAGCACCTAATGAACCATGATCCTAGTAAACCATTAGGAAAGTTATTAGAGCTTAAAGAAGATGATTATGGTTTATTCTATGTTAGCCAAATAGGTAAACATAGTTTAGGTCAGGATTTCATTAAAATGGTAGAGAGTGATTTAATTAGAGAGCATTCTATAGGATTTAATGATTTAACTCCTGAAGCTAAAAGGAGAGGCGAAGGATACAATAATATTACAGAAGTTAAGCTATATGAAGGTTCATCATTAACTGCATGGGGAGCAAATGAATTTACTCCATTGGTAGAGATGAAAGGTAAATCTGTAGAGGAATTAGCAGATAGGTTAAAGAGGTTTGAAAAGTTTGTTAGAAATACAGACGCTACAGATGAAGCTATAGAAAGCTGTTTATTATACATTAGGCAATTAGCTCAAATCGTAGAGGATTTAGCCACATCTCCCGATGATGAATCAGAGATGCCGGAAGAACCTGAAATAGAGGATGAGCAATTAGATATAGAAGAATTACAAAATTTTATCAACACATGGACATTAAAGAAGTAAAAGATGTAGTTAGCGAAGGTTACAGCAAAGTAGCTAACGAACTTAAAAATGAATTTGCATCTATTGATGCTAAACATGCTGCTACTGTTGCTCAGTTGAATGAAGATGCTGCTAAAAAAGGTGAAGCTATCTCTGAACTGAAAGGTAAAGTAGATGAATTGATTGCTAAGAATGGCAAACTGAAAGCAGAAATTAAAGCTGAAGCTATTGGCGAAGATCGTCAAAAAGCTATCAAATCTGCTATCATGGATATGGTAGGTGAAAACTTTGAGTCTATCAAATCTTTGAAGCCTTTTGCAGATGAAAAAGCTGTAGGAGTTATGACTTTAGGTAATAACCTTACAGGAACTAGCCAGATCTCTTATATTGATAATCCAATTATGAGATCTTTCTTCAATCCTCATTTGTATGATGTTTTCCGTATCATTCCTACTGCTACTGGTAATGTGACATTCCCACGTGGTAATGCATCTATCGGTGAAGGTTCTTTTGGTACTCAGTCTGAAGGTTTGGGTAAAGCTCAAGTAGATTACGATGTAACTATGGTGAATGCATCTGTACCTTTCGTAGCAGGTTATGCTAAAGTGAGCCGCCAAATGTTGCAAGATCTACCATTCCTTCAGTCTTATCTTTCTACTTCATTGACTGAAGATTGGAATCGTGCTTATAATAATAGTGCTATGGCAGCAGTTACTGCTTCTGCTACTGCAGGTTCTACATCACAAAGTGACGCAGCAGCTAGAGTAGTAGATTATATTGCACAGTTGAATGCTCTAGGATTCGGTAACGCTAACCTAGTATTAACTACACATGCAGTATGGGCATCTATTCTTAATACTAAGCCTTCTAATGCAGCTTACTCAGTACCTGGTGGAGTTACTATCGGTGCTAATGGTGAAACTCGTATAGTAGGTGTTCCTGTAGTTCCTCATTCTCAGATCGTAGCAGGTAAGATCTATGCTATGAATACTAATGCTTTTGCAACAGCTCAGGCATCTGGTTTAGCATTACGTTCTACTGAGTTTGATCAGGATGATTTCGTAAAGAACTTAGTAACTTATCGTTTAGAAGCGAGAGTACAGCTAATTTCTTTCCAGCCTACTGCAGCTATCTATGGTAGTGCATCCTAGTCTATAATAGACAATTAAAAAAGGGAGGGTTAAAATCCTCCCTTAATTTAAAACCTACAACAAATGAGAATATTAGCATCTATACATTTATATCCTCCTAAACATAACTGTGGAGCAGAATATATGATGCATCAGACGCTAAAGTTTTTACAAAGTAAAGGACATGATGTAAGAGTGATTTTACATCAGACCAATAAGTATAAGATAGATAATTTATATACGTTTGACGGAATAGATGTATTTCCTCCTACGGATTATCTAAAAGAAAGGCTCTTTGAATGGTGTGATATTGTGTTTACACATTTGGATTATACGCAATTAAGTATAAACTTAGCACATAGATATAAAAAGAAATGTGTTCATTTTATACATAATTATAGTGTATATGCTAGTATAGAACATGCAATAGATAGGCAATATGTTGTTTATAATTCTGAAGTGGCTAAGAAAGTTATTAACTATAATCACGATAACTTTATATTACATCCTCCTGTGGATTATAGATTTTATGATACAGGCAAGGATTCGCAACAGAATGAATTTATAACATTAATAAACCTAGATTATAATAAAGGTGGACATATATTAAAGGAAATAGCGGAAAGAATGCCAAATTATAAGTTTCTAGGTGTTATAGGTAGTTATAGTGCAGATAGCAAAGGGCAATTTATAAAACAGCCTAATAATGTTAAGATAATAGAGAATACTACCAATATAAAAGAAGTTTACTCTAATACTAGAGTTTTAATAATGCCTAGTGAGTTTGAAAGTTGGGGCAGAGTAGCTACTGAGGCTATGTGTAGTGGAATACCAGTAATAAGCTCAGGTACAGAGGGATTAAGAGAAAATTGTGGTAATGCTGGGATATATGTAGATAGAGATAATATAGATAAATGGATAAAGGAGATAAAGAAACTAGATAAGCCTGAAAACTATAAAAAGGCATCTAAGTTAGCAAAAGATAGAAGCAGGGAATTAGATCCTGTAAATGAATTAAATGAATTTAATAATTGGTTATGTACGTTAAAATAATTACTGATTTGTCTGTAGAACCTGTCACATTACAGGAGGCTAAAGACTGGATGAAGGTAGTAGATTATACATACGATGATAGTATGATCACTAATCTAATCAAATCTACTAGAATCCTTCTAGAAGAATATACAGGCTTATCATTTGGTACTAAAACCATAGAGGCTATATATGATATTAAAGAGGTTTCTGAAGTTCCTTATAGTCCTTTGCAGTCAATGACATCCGTATATAGAAGAAATAATGAAGCATGGGAATTAATGACTGTTAATCAAGATTATTGGATTATAGCAGATAGTATTAAGGTAGCATATCCAGGAATGTATAAATTAAGATATCAAGCAGGATATACTACTTTACCTGAAGCCTTAAAAACAGACATTAAAGTTTTAGTTGGATGGCAGTATGAGAATAGAGGAATAAGATTTAATGAGAGAGGTAATGCTACTGTTAATCCATTCCTTAATATATTAAATGCACCTAAGTTTAAAAAAGTAGTTATATAAGTGTCAAAAGGAATTACCATAGATTTAGAAGGATTAAATGAAGTATTATCTAAAGTTAGAGATGCATCTGATGATATTAAATCAGAAGTAGATAATGAAATACAAGATTCTACTCTAAAAATGGTACAGAATGCTAAAAGATTAGCTCCTAAGAATTTAGGCAGATTAGCGGGGGCAATAGGACAAGAGAAAATAAAAGAATTAGAATACGAATATTCATGCGGGGTAGAATATGCTCCTTATGTAGAATTTGGCACTAAAACTTATGTAAGAGTTCCTAATGGATTTGAGGCATTAGCAGCAAGTGCTAGAGGTGGGAAAGGAGGTGCAGGTAGTTTATTTGAAAATATAAAGAAATGGTTAGAAAAGAAAAATAGAGGATTAAAAGGTAAGGAATTAGATAATAGAGCTAGGTTTGTTAGTTATATTATAGCTAAGAAAGGTATAAAGCCACAGCCATTCTTTATTCCTCCTTATGAGTTTTATAAGAAAGAATTGATTAAAACAATAAAAACTATTGTAAGTGAAAAACGCTAGTTCAGAAATTAGGACTTTATATAAAACTTTATTAACTGGTTTAACTTATAATGGTAAATCTATACCTGTTTATAGTAACTATGTATATCAGGTAAATGCTCCTATGTATTACATAGAAATAACAAATGTTATAGAAGAAAATGTAGAGAATGATTCTAAATTTATTAGAGAGGTAACTACAGAAATAGAAGTAGTAACTACTCAATATAAATATGAGGATATTAGTGTTTCAGAAACTATTTCAGGATATGTATATAATGCATTAATTCCAAATATAGGTGGGAATATGCCTAGTAGTGCTAACTTTGATTTTGGGCATATATATTTAGAAAATGCTAGACAATTATTTGAAGTAGATGAAAAGGGTAATTATATAACTAGAAAATTATTAACTTTTAGACAATTAGTAACAATTAAATAGACAATAAAATGGCACAAATTAAGAGTTCAGATCAATTAATTGAAATTGATGTAGAAAATGGAACAGCATGGAAAACGCTAGTTTGCGTATCTACAGGAACATTAGATGGAGCTGCTGAAGTTACATCTGAGGAAACAGATTGTGGAACATTCACATCTACTGGTAGTGTAACTTATACAGTTACTGCTGATGCAATATGTGAAACTGCTCCAGGAGTATCTCAAGTAACTTATCAAGCTCTTTTACCTAAATTCATTAATAAGAGTTTAGTAGCGGTAAGAGTACAGAATCCTGTAGTAGGAGCTGCTGCAGCAGGTACTTTATATTATCATTCTTTTAGTGCGAGAATTACTGCATTAACTTTAAATAAGCCTTCTTCTGCAGCTTATGTAAGTTTCTCAGTTACTTTACAGTCTGATGGAGCTATTGATATTACAGCTTAACAATTAAAACAACAAAGAAATGAATTATACAACCATTAACATTGAAGGACAGGAAATAGGATTGAAATTTGGGATGTTTTCAGCAAAGTATTTGCAAGGCAAACTAAATAATGGATTCTGTTTCATAGGTGATGAAATAACGGAAATTGGAATAGCTCACGTTATATATGCGGGTTATTTGAATAATTGTGCTATAAAAGATATAAAGCCTGAAATAACATTTGAAAGAGTAGTGGACTTTATCGAAGGAAGTATAAAGGATGCGGATAAGGTCGCTACTCTAACAGATGTAATAAAGGTATGGACAGATGTACAATTTTCTAAGAAAGATGAAGTTATTTCAGAAGTGCCAAAAAAAAAGAAGAATTTGAAGAAATAGAGTTAGCAGCCTATGAAATGGGATTAAAACCTGTAGAATTTTATGCTATGAGTCCTTTAGAATTTGCTTTATTTTCTAGAGGATATAATAACAAAAAGATTACAGAGTTTAAATTAAATAGAAACATAGTGTTTACTATGGCTAGATTATGGGGTTCTAATGTTCCTAAAGATCCTGCTGAGTTTTGGGATTTGGGTGATAAAACAGAACATAGTGAGGATGAAATAGCTAAATTATTTGAACAATTAAGGCAAAAAGAAGAAAATGGCTGAGGAACAATTAAAAATAAAGATAGGTGCGGATGTTAGTGAATTAGATAAAGGTTTAAATAGTGTAGAAACTGGATTAACTAATCTACAAAAAACTACTTCAACTACAGGAGCAAGTTTTGGCAAACTTTCTACAGACTTACAGAAGATAAATCCAGCAGCTACAGGAGCAAGTACAGTATTAACAAATTTAAGTAGAGTAGCATCAGATGCTCCTTTTGGATTTATAGCCATTCAGAATAACTTAGAGCCTTTATTACAATCTTTTGGTAGTTTACAAGCCTCTTCAGGTAGTACGGGAGCAGCATTAAAATCATTAGCAGCATCATTAGCTGGACCAGCAGGTTTAGCAGTAGGATTTAGTGTAGTAAGTTCATTAGTAACTTCTGCTATTCAGCAGTATGGATCATTAGGAAATGCATTAAGTGAATTAGGTGCTAGTCAAGATATAGCCTCAGTAAATCAAAGATCCTTAAATAGTGCTATAAATGAATCTATAGCCTCTACTACAGGTGAAGTATTAAAGATTCAGGATTATGTAAAAATATTGACTGATGCAAATGCCTCATTAACTCAGAGAACTAATGCATACAATTTATTAAAGAAAGAATTTCCTGCAGTATTACAAGGTATTAGCTTAGAAAATGCATTAACTAAGCAAGGTTCAATAGATATAAAAAATAAATCTATAGCATTAATAGATTTTATTAGATTAAAAGGGCAAGAAGCAGCCTTAACTAAATTAATAGAGCAAGAAACTGAAAAGGGATTAAAAACTGCCCAATCACAGATAGAGTTAATTAAAAATCAGAATTCTTTTACCAATAAATTAATTAATAGTGTTTTAGGTGCTGGTAATGCTTTTACAGGATTTAGTAGAAGAATTGCAGCAGGTAATGAGGATTTACAAGCTAGTAATCAAGCCATAGATTTTTTTAGTAAATCATTAGATGGAATAAGGCAGAAAATAACTGCAACTGATACTAATATAATAGATCCAGGAGCAGCAGATAAATTAAGGAAACAGCAAGATCAATTAATAAAAGAACAGGAGAAAAAGGCAAGATTATCTGGATCAACAAATAAGAAAGAAGTTCAAGATAATGAAGCTAGATTAAGGAATTTAATAGCTTTATATAAGAAAGAAGCTGAATTAATAAAAGAAAATTCTGGTAAATATTCTGATGAATATAATGCAGCTCTTAAAAAGGTAGCAGCTACTCAGGCAGAATTAGATATTACTGTAGCAGTAAAAGCTAAGAATTTACAAGGCATAGATATAATTAAAAAGGATTTACAAAATAAACTAAATGATATAGATAAACAGACATCATTTAGTGTA